ATTTTTCTCCAACTATTATAATTAGAAACAGACAAGGAAATAAACAAACTTCTGAATTATTAGAAAAAACTCCAACACTAGAAGATTTCAAAGATGATGGTTCTATAATTGCATTAACGAGTAATAATCAAAAACTTCCATTTACAAAAGATTTTTTAAAAACACAAGTAAATGCATTTGGTGGAGGATATACTGATGGTGGTGAGTTTGAAGAAAATACATATCCTGCCGAATTTACTGGTGATAACATCTTAATTAAAAGTTCAAGAATAACACTTGCATCGCAAGAGGGAGAGATGATATTTTTATCTAAAGGAAACTATGGATTTGTTTCTGATGGTTTATTTACTATTGATAATTTTAATCCTGATGCTGAAGAAGATGAAAAAGGTGGTGGTGGTGCACTTTTAAATTTTGGTGGAGATGTTGTAATAAAAACAAATGGCGATGATATAAAGTTATTAGGAGATGATGCTGGGTTGGTCTATATTAATACATTAAATCAAGATGAACCTATTGTAAAGGGAAATACTTTATTAGAATTACTTCAAGAAATGGTTAAGTTGATAAACGCACAAGTATTTTCAACACCATCGGGTCCAAGTGCTAAAGGACCTGATAATAGACAAGAGTTTCAAAAACTTAGTGATAAATTAGATACTTTCTTATCCGAGAAAAACTACACAGAATAAAATGTCTTTTCAAGTATTTAAAACAAATATGAGTAGCTGGATGCAAACACCAGATAAGCTTGCAACTGGTAATGCAAAATCCTATGAAGATTTTGCTGATAAATTAACAAAAGAATATGATTTAGCAGTCAAGAGTGGATTTCAAACACTAAATTTAGTAAGTGTAAGAAACGGCAATACTGAATTAATGAAATCATTAATAACTACTGCGTGTTTAACTGCATTATCTGTAAAAGGTGGTAGGCATACATTCATAGATGATTTAGGAAAGGCAGTTATAGGATATTGGACAGGTTGTACTTTAAATATTGGTTTACCTCCAGTTATGCCTGCAACTGGTGCAATATATAACTTGGCAACAGTATATGCTTTTTGTATTTTGCCAGGAATATGGATACCAGTTGGACCAACAGACCCGATAAATGATAGTAATATATTTTTAGATAGATTAATTTCTTCAATGCAAATACATTTAACGACTTTAAATTTTATTTATTTTACAATATCAGTATATGGAATAGCTATTCCACCTGCACCTGGTGTTTTAATTGCACCCACATATTTTATTCCACCAATAATACCAACACCTCCGAACTTAATTCAAGAAGTTCAAAGAGATATTATAGAACCAATTTTAGATAAAAATGATATTTTAAGTGATATTGAAGTTCAAATTATAAAAGAAAAAGTTGAAGCTGCTGATATATTCTTACAAAAAGATTCGAGTTTACCAGAACAAGAACAAGCTACAATAAGCTCAGTTGCATTAGAATATAAATCTAGAGGAACACAATTAATAGAAACAAAACAACACGATTCTACTCCTGCTGATTTAAAGGAAAATCAATTAACTAAAATCAATGAAATACAACCTAAAGAATTTTTATGTGAAAGTGGTGCAAAAGTTGTTGCAGCTGCAAAAGCAGATTTGGGTATAGTAGAATACAAAAATAGAAACTATGGAGGATTTCCTAATTTTGAGCAGAAAAATGAAGCAGGAAGAATTGATGATATGCATTCACCAGATATTGATAATCCAAAACTCTGGAGAAGAAATGGTAAAGGTGCTTTTTGGTGTGCAGCTGCAGTAAAAGCTTGGTGGAGCGAAGCAGGTTTACCAATTCCAACATATGGTGAACCAAAGGTAAAAGGATACAACACTGGTCCTGCTCTATGTAATCGTTGGTTACAATGGGCAAAAGATAATGGATATTTTTCAAGTACACCAAAACAAGGAGCAGCTATTTTATATAGAGGAAAGAGAAAACCAGGGGCAGTTCACATTGGAATTGTAGAATCTCTTTTACCAGGTATTGGAGTTATGACCATAGAGGGAAATACTACCGGTGGAGCCAAATTTTCAGATAATGGTGGGGGTTGTTATAGAAAAATTGCAAAATGGAGTAAAGGTAATATAATAGGGTTTGTAATTCCACCCGATTGTCTATAACCATAAAATCAATAATAATATATTTATATTAGTAAGGAAAATTATATAATTATGAATTCAAAACAATTAGTAAAAGTAATAAAAACTATTGTAGAAGCAGAAGTTGCTAAAAAGCACGCAAGTTTTTTAACAAAAACTTTTCCTAAAATATTAGAGGAAGAAGTTAACAAAAGATTAAAAGAGGTGAAGGGGGGTGTTGTGCCGTCCTCTACGCAATTAGTAGAAGATAATGTAATAGACCCATTTAAACAGGCAGAACTTGCTTTACAAGAAGAAAGAACACAACCTAAAAGACAATTCACTAAAAACGAAGTGTTAAATGAGGTTCTTAATAACACAAAACCGTTTTCTTCAGACGAAAGAAAAGGAACAATACCATCAAAATCTGTATTGGATAATTTTCAATCAGTAAATGAAAGTATGGATAAAACAGTTACATTTAATCAACAAGGTGCTGGTGCAGGATTACAAGGTATGAAAGCAAATATGGCAGCACAAATGGGATATGGTAATGTATCTCAAGTTCAAAACAAAACTGGTCTTGGTGTTAAAACTGGTTTGCCAGGATTAGATAGAATTTTAAATAGAGATAATTCAGAACTTGTTAAAAAGTTTAAAAGATAGGAGATAGTAAGTGGCTTATATTCTTGATAAAAAAGTAGTAACTGATACTGAAGAATTTTCAAATCAGGCATATGGTATTACTTTACCTGCACAACGAGGTAATTCAGGTTTCTTTGCACAAGCTTTTAATTCTTTTGAACAAGCAAAAAGTAATTTAAAGAATTTACTTTTAACAAGAAAAGGAGAAAGAGTATTTCAACCAAACTTTGGCTCTGGTATTCACGAGTTATTGTTTGAACAAGCAACTGATAATCTTGAACAAAGATTACAAGAAAATATAACAAATAGTGTAAATTTTTGGTTACCTTACATAGATATATCTACGATTGAGGTAAACATGACCGATGCAATGAAAGATAAAAATACTGCAGAAATGAAAGTACAATTTACTGTCGGTAATGTTTTTGAACCACAAGAAATTACATTTTTAGTTGAGGGATAATAAAATATGGCATTAAATAGTTTAGATAGAAAACCAAATACTGGAAGAAATATAAAGTATCTTAATAAAGATTTTGCTCAATTTAGAGAAAATCTAATTCAGTATGCTAAAACTTATTTTCCAACAACCTATTCTGATTTTAACGAATCATCACCAGGTATGATGTTTATAGAAATGGCATCTTATATTGGGGATGTTCTTTCTTATTATACTGATGATACATTAAAAGAATCATTAATTACAACTGCAGAAGATAGAGAAAATATTATTGCCCTTGCAGAGTATTTAGGATATAAACCAAAAGTAACTTCACCAGCAGTTGTAAAATTAGCAGTTTATCAAACAGTTCCTGCAATAGAAATAGGAACAACTGATGTTAGACCAGATGATAGATATTATTTAAGAGTTAAACAAGGAATGGTAGTTACTGCAACCATAGGCGACCAAAATTTTAGAACAACAGAGATATTAGATTTTGCAGATGATAATGAAAGAGAAATTTCTGTTTACCAAACTGATGAAAATGGAGAACCTACACTTTATTTAATAAAAAAATACATAAATGCAATTTCAGGTGATTTAAAAACTATTACAAAAGATTTTGGTTCCACACCACAACAATTTGCAAAAGTACCATTGATTGAAAGTAATGTTGTTGATATCGTAGATGTAAGAGATGAAAACAATAATAAGTGGTATGAAGTACCTTATCTTGCACAAGAAATGGTATTCACAGATTATGCAACAGGAGAGGCAAATGATAAAACTCTTGCACAATTTAAAGATAGTGTATCTAGTGTTTTAACAACACTAAAAACCTCAAGAAGATTTACAACAAAAGTAAATGCAAATAATACAACAACTCTTGTATTTGGTGCAGGTAACACAACATCATCAGATGAACAACTAGTACCATCATTTAAAAATGTAGGATTGGGTTTAAAATCATCTATTGATAAATTAGGTTCATCATTTGACCCTGCTAACTTTTTGAAAACAACTTCATATGGACAGGCACCAACTGGCACATTTACTATTCAATATGTAGTAGGTGGTGGAGTAGATTCAAATGTTGGTGTTGGTGAGTTAGTGCAAATAGGTAGCATAGAATTTGAAGATGATAGAGAAGTATTTGCAACCGATGGAGAACGAAGAGTATTACAACAATGTAAAAACTCAATAGCATGTGATAACGAACAACCTGCAACAGGTGGTAAAGGTGCAGATACAACAGAAGAAATTAGACAAAATGCATTGGCAAACTTTGGTACACAAAACAGAGCAGTAACAAGAAAGGATTATCAAGTAAGAGCATTATCACTACCATCAAAGTATGGTGGTATTGCAAAAGCATATTGTGCTCCTGATGGAGAGTTAGATAATAACTCACCAAGTTCTATACTTACTGATAAAGATTCATTAGAAGAATTTGTAGGATTGGTAGAACAACTTAAAAATTCAGATTCATCTGAAAAAGAAATTAAAGAAAGAGTTGTTCAATATCTAGGTGCTAAAAAGAAAAATGTAAATGAAAAAAATAATCCATTTGCTATTAACTTATATGTCTTGGGTTATGATTCTACAAAAGCTCTTACAACTTTAAATCAAGCAATAAAAGAAAATCTTAAAACTTATTTAAGTGAATATAGAATGTTAACTGATGGTGTTAATATAATAAATGGATTTATTATTAATATTGGTGTTGATTTTGAAATAAAAGTTTATAGTGGATACAATAAAAGACAAGTTCTTACACGAGTACAAATAGAATTAGAAAACTATTTTAATATAGATAATTGGGCTTTTAATATGCCAATTAATATTTCTGAAGTTGAATTATTAATCGCAGGTGTAGAAGGAGTACAATCAGTACCAAAGTGTGAAATTACTAATAAATGTTTAGGAAACTATTCACAAAATTCATATAATATATCAGATGCAACTAAAGGTAAAATTGTTTACCCATCTTTAGACCCATCTGTATTTGAAGTGAAGTTTCCAAACAAAGATATAAGGGGGAGGGTAGTATAATGTATTATTTTACAACGGCATCAAAAGATGCAACAATTTATTTACAACAACCTACTCAAAATACAGGTAGAGATGAAATATTAGAAATATCAAAAGTTTATTATGGTAACCTAAAAGATATATCTCGTTCACTAATTAAATTTGATACAAATCTTTTATCACAATCCATAGCAAGTGGTGATGTTACTATGAGTAGTGCAGAACTTATTGTTAGAGAATGTGAATCAAATGAAATACCAAATGAATATTCAATCTATGCATATCCTGTTTCTCAATCATGGGATGTGGGTATAGGAACAAGATTTGATGAAATATCAACCGATGGTGTTTCGTGGGAAAAAAGAAAAACATCAACAAATTGGTTAGTAGGTTCGGCATCTCTTGAAAGTTCTGGTTCATTTAATGGTAAAGGTGGTATGTGGTACACTGGTTCATATGTAACACAATCTTTTAGTTATGAATCAGCAGATATTGTAATGGATGTACTAAACCCATTAAACACATGGATAAGTGGAACTTTACCCAACGAAGGCTTTATATTAAAACACGATTCTGCAAAAGAAAATGATACTATTGATTATGGTCAATTAAAATTCTTCTCAAAAGAAACAAATACCATATACCAACCAAAGATAAGAATTGGTTGGGATGATTCTACATTTGTAACTGGTTCATTAACCGCATTAACTGCTGATGATATTCATGTAACTTTTAAAAGATTGAAAACTAGATACAAAGTTGGAAGTAAACCTGAAATCAGAGTTTTTGGAAGAGAAAAATATCCTCTAAAAACTTACACCAATCAATATTCTTATACTGATGTTTATTATTTACCAACCTCTAGTTATTATCAAGTTAAAGATATAGTTACAGAGGAAATAGTTGTACCTTTTGGAGATTATACAAAATTATCTTGTGATTCAAATGGAAATTATTTTAAACTTAATTTAACAAATTGGGAATACAATAGAGATTATTATTTAGAAATTAAAATAGATAGAGATGGTGTAATTGAATATTTTACTGATAAGGATTTAACTTTCACCGTAGA